ACTAGGCCACCAACCGACCGCAACCAAGATCTCTGCTAGTTGGCGGCGGTAGGTGCCGCGTCCGTAGGGTTTGGGTCTGTCTCGTCCAGTACCGGCAGAATCTCGATGTCAGGGTTTTTGCTAAGCCATTCACGCCAGTTTTCACCAACTTGTTCGCCTTTAATCTTCAAGATTGTGTGCATCCAACAGGCGTAATCCGAATACAACGGGTTTGCCGAGAGCTGTTGAATGTTGCGACGCTCAAGGCGTTCCCATTCCGTAACCACAAACAGGTTCGTGTAGTAGTACTCGGGTGCGCTGTCGGGCGTGCGCTTTAACTGCAACTTGATTTTCATGTTTCTCCTATGTCGGCTTGGAGCCGTGATTATGGTGCGGTGGTGTCAAGCGTTAGCGCGCCACCCATGAACGTGAGGTCATAGGTTGACAACTCGCCAAGGGATGCGTTGATAACTGGCAACGACTCAAGGTAGCAACCAGTCAAAATAAACTTTGGGTTGGTTGCTGACTCTGCACCTGACGCTGGGGTCAATGTGATGTTGGTCTTAGTGCCAACCAAAGGGAACAAGGTTGCATAAGTTTCGGTTGCTGCAAACGATGCGTACATCGTCAAGGTCACTTCGTTGTTGACAAGGCCAGCGGTGTAACTGCGTGAGTTGGTGCCAAACGCGGTGTCTTCGAGCGCTTCAACCAAGTAGGTCAATGTCGCTGCGCTGCACATGTCGGTTAGATCAACGGCGTTAATCGTGAGGACTGGGTTTGAGAGGTAGGTGGATGATGCCATAAGATTGCTCCTTAGTTCTGTTCAGATAGTAGATGATTTATTACTGCTCATAGTGGATTATGCGGTCTGGGCTTGAATAGCGCAATCAAGGTCATAACACGGATACAACGCGCCACCAATCTCAAGGCTTGACGGACGGCCACCCATGACGATGATTTTGGAGCCGAGCACGGTTGCAACGATGCTAAGAATCTGACGAAGTACCGGCAGACCTGCTGGGCCCGACCCGATCACTTTCACGGGGAACTCGAGGCGTACCACGTTGCCGTTGCCTGCAATAGTCGTGAAGTTTGGCGCATCCAAATACACGCAGTTAGGTGCAAGTTTGGTTGGGTCGTTTACAACACGCAGACCAGATACCGCGGTCAGCGTTGCGGTTACGTCATCAATCGCTTCGTTAAACAGGTCGGTGTAGGCCATTAGGCAACCGCTGGACGTGGGATGCCAAGCAGCTGCTTGACGATCGGAGTCAGGCTTTGCTGGGGTGCCGAGCCCATGCCGTCAAACGTGGCATAGGTTGCCTCTATTGAGCCCCTAGAGCGCCACAACGCCGCGCAATACATCAAAGTGCCCAATGTGACATCTCCACCTGGTGAGACGCTTAGCGAGTCGATGTAATTTGACTCCTGCCTTCGGCGATACGCAAACTGGCACCCAGCCGACACGGACTGCGTAAGCAACGTGTAATCATCTGATGGGTTTGCGATCGTGATGCCAAGGTACGACATAACCTGGCTTGCTGATACCCACGTGCAAACAGGGTCGTACGACACGGTGCCAGACGCGGCAATGCGCTCAACATTGTCTGCGACCCGTGCATAAAGCACTTGATCGGCAATCGGCATCTGGTAGTCGTAAAGCAGATCGCCTTCGGTATCAACGCCAATAAACAAATACTGTGGCAATGCGCGCACAGAGTAAGTGCCGTTAAATGTGGCGTCAACGCCTGCGACCGTGATTGACTGGCCGACTGCAATCTCGCTGGGGGTCAGGAGTTGCAGTACGGCGAAGTCATCAATCAGGTACTTGTTGGTAACTGTGTATGTAGCCATGAGCGGTTATTCCGCTCTCGACTAAGCGATTGCGATTGACTTAACCTGATCGCCGTCTGCGATAAAGGTTGAGACGTAACCGTAGTAGGAGAATGTGCGACCCAAGGTTGCAGGTACTTCTACCGACATAATTCCACGCACTTGCTCGTAGAACTCAATTGCAGATCCGCGTGCTACGACCATGGTGTTTTCGGCAAACGCACGATCCACAACAAGGTTGAGTCCGAGTGGGTTAAACGTGTTCATTTGTGTCACGTTTGCTGTGCCCATTCCGTTGACGCCCATGAGTCCTGCTGCGCCGGTGTATGGGAAAATTGGTCGCTTGTCTGCGTCCAACTGACTGCCCAGTTTTTTCCATACGTCCGTGCTGACAAAAATGTGATCAGGCAAGAAGTTGGTTGCGGTGAGGATGTCGGTTGCTGCATCGTAAAGCGCTGCGATCAACGATGTTGGGTCGTTTGCGGTAACTGTCCAAGTTGAACCTGATGCTGTGTCGCCTGCAAGAATTGCGGCACATGCGACTGCGTCCGATTGCAACATGTATTGTCCTGCGAGGTCTCGCAAAATGATTTCCATCGCGGCGGGCGAAGTGAAATCGATGTCTTGTACTGACAACGTTACTTGGCCTGCAAGTGTTGACTTGGTAACAACGTTTGATGCGATGACTGGCGTGGTTGCTGATACACCTGAAAGTTCTGGTGACTGTGAACCTACCGAGGTGTGGGTTGTCCACGTTGGGCGAATCCATGTCTTTGACTGTCCACCGTCTGGCATCGCGCGAGCGCCAACTGCTGTTACAACTGGACGGATGTAGTTCAAATCATCAAATACTGGCCCAAGAACTGGTACTGGCAAAAGACCAGGTGTATCGGTCGTGAGCACATCGCCTGCAGCTGCTTGAAGTGCTGACTGCTTTGAAATTGCAAACTCGCGTGCGGCTGCTGCAACGTTGCGGAAAGTTTCTCCGCCAATGTGCATCGCTGCCATGTATTCGCCTGGTGTTGGCAAATCAAACTTGCGCTTTGCTTGTGCAAAAATTGGTGCAGTAGGGATGGTTGCCTCGACTGCGGTTTCGTTGATTTCGGACATTTCTGGTTTCTCCTCTACTGGGGTTACTTCTTCATTTAACACTACTTCTTCGGGCTCTTGGTGGATACTCGCTGCGACTTTGGTGATGTTTGCTGCATCGCCGAAAGCGCCGATCGGAACTAGGGATAATTCCATCCAGTCGGCTGACTCAATGATCATTGTGCCTTCTTCGTCGTACGAGAACTTGGTTGGGTTTACGCCGACCGATACTTGGTCAATGGTGCCGTCTAAGGCCATAACCAACGCGTCATTGCCTAGAGTCGTTGCGCTGATCTTGGCAGTAAACAGCATTGCGTCATCGGTTGACACTCTTTCCAGCACGATGCCGACTGGCATATCGGCTTGGTGATACATGAACAGGCGTGGCGCTTTGCCTTCGACTGGCAATGAGCCAGGACGGAAGATTACAGCTGTACCGTCCGAGACTACTGCCGGCACGTTGTACGGAACCGCGGTTCCCGAAATGGTGCGGCGTGGGGCGTCACCCTTGGCGGCGTCAATCGTAAAATCTCCTGCAATTAATTTGATCATCGTGCTAACTCCTCTTGTGTGTTTTCTCTAACGACTTCTTCACGGTCGTCCATTTGATCGGCCATAAAGTTTTCTTCTAGGTATTCTTCGGAATCAAACTCAACATAGGTTCCTCTTGGCAATACATTGTCCATGGACAAAGCGCCAACGATTGCATCTGCATACAATTTGACGCCAAACAAGTACAGATCGGCGCGTGCCTGCTGGGATGATTGGTACGAATATGCGCCAGTTGCAACGCCCACTAAGTACGGCGGAACATTTGCCAGACGTGACATTTCAAGCGCCTGATATTGCGATGCTTCAATCAAAAGCATCTTGTCTGGGGTGCTGTTTGTTTCCGTGTATGTCAAATACTCGTTAAGCGCAGCGGTCTGGTTGGTTGCTCGAGCGGCGTTAAACGCGCTCGCCAAATCAGCCAACTCTTGCGCGCTAAGCGGTTCGCCACCTGTTTGCTTAAGTACGCCAGCAGGGATGCTTGACGATGCGTTACGGTTGCGCGCTGCTTCAAGTTTCAGCGCGGTTTCAACTGCGCCAGGAGCCGAATAAATCAATCCTTGATCTGGCGACAAGAACTGCACAAGGTTTGCTGGGTCAAGCATGCCACCGTTGAAATACACTTCTTTAGATGGTGCAAACCACACAGGGCCAACCATGTCGGTCGTGGTAATTGAGCCAGCAGGCAGTCGAGTAAACGTGGCAGGGTAGCCATCAGCGGTGCGCGATGTGATGTACCAAAACGCGCGACCAAAGAACAACAAATCGTCTAGCGTCCACGACATTAAAAATTGGTAACTGACGGTTGGGTCTGGGCGATGCAACCAACTGCGTGGCGCAATATAAATGCGCTCCATTTTTTCACCGTTCCAAAACTCGTTGTACATGCGTAATGGCATTGAGCCGATAACGGACTTAAACAGCGAATTAGCGCGGTTGATAGTTGGCACGCTGACTGCGCGGTTGCGCGCTTCGCCTTCTTGGTAACTGTAATACTGGCCGATCATGCTTACGCCTTGCGCGTTACTTGTGTAACCGCCAGCGACCGCAGCTGCCACGCTAGGCGCTGGGCTTATCGCTGCTTTTCGAGTTTTGTTAAAGATCGCCATGTTCCTACTTTGTCATATAAGTGGCAACCGCGCATGACTTATCCGATTCCGACAAAAGGCAAGGTGCGCGGTCGCCGCGTTTATCTTAGTTATTTACCGCGACAAGCATGGGCTTTCCGCTGTTGACTGGACGGGCGCACATGCCGATACCCCAGACCATTGTGCGCGCTAACTCAATCGGGCCAGGTGATCGTTTGCTCGATAGCACGATTGTGTTGTCGGTGCGAACAGCAACAGCGCGCTGGACATGTTCGGCAAGCAACTTTTCTCCCGTGTGTAACAGTCGTGCTTCGGCGATCATGTTTTTGGCAAGCGGTGTAAACCGTCCTAGTTCGGCGTAGCCAACCACGACCCTGCGGCGCTCGATGTTCGGTGGGCATGTGGCGTCTACGGTCGGCGACAGGGCAAACCTGATCGTGGGGTCTTTAGCAAGTTCCTGCACGTTTTCCCACAGCTCTGTAATGGACTCGGCGATGAATGCCACGGTGACAAGCACGCGCCCGTCAGACAGGTTGACGCATCTGGTCGCGCTGTATCGGGAGTCGTCCAGCGAAGACTCGATCGCCACGACCCCACCGCTAGGTATGTCACCTGTGTATTCCAATGACGGCCAACGCCCTGGCTCAATCCATCCGCGCACAACACTCACCCAAAGGTTTAGGGATGCGCGCAAGAACGACGCTCGATCAGGGTTGGTTGATTCTTGCCTAATTGTGTCCATGTCCAACGTGTGGCCAAGTGCAGGATTACCCCACGCCCATGACGATGGGTGCAGCGGGTCAAGGCTTGGGTCAGGCGACCATTCCGCCATATACATCGTTGACGGTTCACCTTTGTCTATTGCGCGGATGCCTGCCTCACGCCACCGTTGAAACAAGACTGATTCTTCCGTGCCAGCAGTACTGAAGAAACACGCCAAAGGGTTTTTGCGTGCGCGCTGTGCCGGCAACAGACCGCCCTCAACCGAGTCAGGGTTAACGTCAAACAACTCGTCAACGATTACAAGATCGATGCTCATACCGTGACCTTGATTTGGCTTTAATGCTTTGACCCACCATTTGCTGCCGTCTGGCATTGTGGCCTGATAACGCCCGTACGACTTGACGATTTTGGCGCCGTAATACTCCTCAAGGATTGGCGACAGATCATCAAACAACAAACACGCAAGATCAAGTCTGTGCGCGCCCGAAACAACAGTTTGCTTACCACCCCTGATCTTGGGCATCTCTACAAGCCAAAACAAGATCAGCGCCTGAATGATTGTGGTCTTACCGTTCTGACGCGCAACCGACACAAGGCTCGAGCGATGCACAAACTTGTTATCAGCATCAACCGCCAGCATCCCTTCAAGAGCATGCAATTGCCAAGGCATCAAGTCAATCTGAAGTACCTGTTTTGCCATACCCCCCACAAGTCCAGCTAGTGAGCCGGCATGGTCTGGGATGATCGTTTCCAGTCTTGGCTGGTCATGGCCAGTTGACGCCAGTTCAGGCTGGTTCGGGCTGGTGGCGACAAAATGATGGATGGGGCTCGGGTCC